TGGCTTCTTACTCAAAGAGTCTGCCGGTTTGCACGGCGGGACAGCCACTGGCACCGAAGATTTCGGGCATGCCCCATGGGAAAAAGAAAGAGAAAGGTGAAACAAAGACTGCACAAATGCCACACCAGTTCATATTTTTACCGATTAACATCAGTGGAGTGGTGTTCCAGCACCAACCCCAAGCCGTACCACCGAGAAAACTCGCTACGCATCTGCTAACGCCTGATGTATGCGGATTTGGGTAATAGCACCCGTGGGCCCGCGTCATTTCGGCGACGCGGTACCGGTCAAACAAACTTACATGTTAGGATTGGTGGCAGCGTTGCCAACATACCCAACCAACGAAAACCACGTAAATAACACGGCAGTAGACACTGTGGCAGTGATAGTAGTCTGCCACTGAACAGGAGAGTTATTAACATACGCATCCGATAAATTGGTGAAAAACTCGACATTGGAAGGCCCATTAACAGCATATAGAGTGGTACCATCAACCAAGTTGGCATTTGTCGTGCCAGACCCAGTGGGGTACTTAAATAGACTCGTGCTGGTAACAGCAGGTGTGGTACCAGCAAGGACAGAATTGGAGACATCCAAAATGACCTTGTAAATACCCCCTTGCTGTACATAGTTAGTATTGGCCCCCATAACACCCGTACTTGCGAGCAGCATAGTGACAGCATTCCCAGCGGTGGATACAGGAATAGCAAAAGTATAAGGCACATAGTTGATAGTGGGTTGTGGCCACTGCAACAACCTAGGAGTCAGGTTTTCGTCCTTAAATTCAATCTCATATTCCATCAATAACATCCCTGGCGAATCAGAGTTCGCTGCCGTCTTCGACAACAGGAACACTTCCCCTGCACAATAATGGGTAGAATCATCCGTAAGCCCATAGTCCAACCGTTTCCAAGCACTATCACACTCCAGATCGACAGAGAAATTCTGCCACTGTGGACTGATGGTAGTGTGTGGATCACTCAGCACGAACGGCATGAGATTTGCAGAGGTCTGATTAATGTACGTTGACGCACGGTCTTTATTATAATACAACATGATGGACCCGGCGGTTGATGTGGGAGAGGTGGTCACATAATGAACACGAAGTTTGCGCCACCTAAAGTAATTATACATGGCCCCGTACTGCCTAAGCATAGAGTCCACAAAACTCACAGGAGTGAGAGGTGCACCCAACGCCATAGACCACGAGGTCACTGCCTTAGTATCATATGCGGCGCCAAGAAATTCACGACCAACAACGATATGCCCGCTCTTAGTCCTACGACTAATAGTACGGGAGCCCCCAAGGGTGGCACCATAGGAAACGGGGGCAGTTGTAGTGACATAAGGAGCGCGAGGAGGAGCACGAGGGGCAGCAACAATTGCCTGCTGCTGCTTAGTGCCGCCTGACTTGCCCTTCTTAGCCACCGTTTGCTTCTTGCCACCCCGTATCCTGTTAACAACATATTCAACACCCCTGGTCGCCGCTTTCTTAGCCATATGTTTCCCCCCCTCAAATGCTAAATCAACGAGAGCTCCGCCAACCGTACCAACAGTCTTAGCAGCAGTTCCTCGCAATAAGCCAACACCCTTTCCAGAATTATAGACAACGATCTCGTCGTTGGATGAAGGCTCTTCAACGTAATAATCTTTCATGGAAGATTGTCTAACCTCTGGTGTAACTTCAACACCAGCTGCCTCAACTGCGGGCTTAACAGGATCAACAGATTTACCACCCCCACGAAAAGATGGGAAATAGCGACGATCAGGCTCAAACACTGGATAATCTCCAGCGGGCGTTTGGACCAATATCACCTTCCCTACTCCGTTAACCTGAGTGTTATCCCGATGCCAAATGTCTTTACCAACGTATGCGTTTGCTAACACAGCGTCTTGATAAGCTTGCATAAAACTAGTTGCCGGAACAATACCAGTCACAACGTTACATGGGATCCGGTAACAAACCGGACTGTTCATCCCCCTACTCTGTCTTCCGTGCAGTCTCTTAGCCTGATTGATCACCTCGAACATAGGATGGAGGCCACCTATTTGGGTAAATAGGGTGCAGGTCACATAGGTAGAGCTTGTTCCCACCAGAGCTTGTTTCCTACCTTCATTCGGCCGCACAAAGTGCTCGGACCAGCCTAGTGTTGCCACAACCGAAGAGGTTTCCCACTCAGGAACAAGATATCCACAGATTCCTCTCTCTCCAACCAGACGGTAAGATCAAGCATTATATTGGCCCATCAAATTGGTTTTGGAAGATTAAAGGGGGACCCCAAACGTTACTACACACACAACTCTTGGTCAAAGATGGCACGACAATGCCACTCTTTGCCAAACCCACCAATGGTTAACTTATCATAGTAGGACTCGAGCGCTATTTGCTCGTCAGGAGTAACTCCATAAGCCTGCCAGAAAGAAGCGCGACACGTGGCTGTGATTGGCCGTGCACGCTCATTTCCTTTAAGATCCATCTCCCTCATAAACCAGGGGAGTAGCTCATTGGAGTGACCAAGGGACACACGCAACCCTTGCCCTGACACCTTACTACGATATTGGGTGATACCATTCCTGACACACATCTGGTAGAAGGACTGGAAAATAGGCATGCCCCCAGCGATGGAGAGCCCGCCCTGCCCAACCGCATCTAACCACAAACGGAAGAAGTTTTCAGATACATTGGAATGCAGCAACACCGCGTCCTTAGCTATGGCAGTGCGGGGATTACGGCACATCCTCCACAAGGTCCCATCGGTAACAGGCTTGCACTGGCAAAACTCGATATTCTCAAATTCGTCCACAGCTGGCTCAATTGCCATATTAAACCCCATATCGAGAAACCAAGCAAAACACTGTTCACTGAATTTAGCCAAGTCCCTTCTTTCCATGAACACCACGCAATCATCGCCATTGTTAGCAAGCTGGCCTTTAACACCCACGTGAGCTAGATAAGCATGGATCATGCTACACATGAGGACGCAATTGCCCAACGATGTGTTCATGTCGCCACTCATTCTAGTACCCTCAGTGGTGTACTCCAACTTGCCGTCTTCAGCATACCCCGTGCAATGGTTGTTCAGCTGCAAATCCAAATAGCGCTGTAACTTTTCTTTATCTCCTTTCCGTTTGAAACAGTCACGATAAATAGAATGCTCCCATTTGAGGGCATCCACGGAAACATGCTGATCGAACCTGCTTGCGTCGAGCCCGACTGCAACAGGATCGGAAAACATATCCCATTTCTCCTTCATAACCTTAGCGACCTGAGCAACATCCATACCCTTCATGACTGTACGATGGCCGAACAACTTACCCAAAGACTTAAACACCCGCTCTTCTAGCGGTTTCAAAAACCGACCTAGCCTGAGATTGTACTTTGGGTTTCTTGGCGAAATGACTCTAGGAACTGGATCCGCCTTAGTTGTTCTGTCAGTTTTCTCGAATTTAATAAAGACCTTCACCTTAGCATCCTCCTCAAGAGTTGAGTTTCCCAAACTCATCTCTTTCAGAGCGTTCTCATAGACAGTCTTCTTGCGGCCCCTGTACGAGTCAACAAACTGTTGATACGACACAGGAGCGGTCGAGGGAAGAAAAGTCTTCAAGACCGATCTAGTCGCCTCCAAACGACTAGAAAACACACCTGGTGCAGGCCTAGGAGGGGGCACCAAAGATCCATCACCCGAAAGCGATTTCACAAAAAATACCCTCTCCTTCACAGCTCTCTCGAGAGTGGTGAGTTTATGATTAAACGGCACAATATCGATGTCAGGAGAGACACCGGACACACGCACATACCTACGCACACGATTGACTCCCAATTGTCGTGTAACCTGCAAACTGGGAGGCTCTGGGGCACGACTCTCCCCACAGCCCTTCCCAAAGGCGACAACTGGGCACCCCTAGAGGGGAGCAGGTCCCCTCCTCACGGAGAAGATCCGACCCCACTCATAGGAGTTAGAACTACCATCCATCATCCTGGTCATCTTCTTGTTAGCCATAACAATTTTCATATCATTATAGACCATGGTTGGCACGAAAGACATGAAAAGGGCCCTATCAACAGCGAGGACCTTATCGGCCGTACGCATGTCTTTAAAGTCCTTCCCTTCCAGATACTTAACCAACCATTTCCTGGTGACCATTTCATTGGCGGGTGTCAAATCACGTCTGCCGAACTTGAGGTAAGCCTGCTTCGCTAAAGATAAAGCAAATTTGGACCGGCATTTCTTGCGAATACGCTGGGTGACCTTCTTATTATTGAAGATCACAGTTTCCTCCACCGCGGCTGGAATATAACCACATTCCACCTGGCCTACGACCAGAGAGTTTGTGGCATCCTCAACGAGTGATCGCACAACCTTGGTGTGTACTACTTCATGCTCCTCAAGATAGGTATTAGGTTCAGTCTGTTCCGCCTCGAGCTGGGCCAACAGGCGTTTTGCCGCCTGTGTTGCGTCAGACCCCTCGATAAGGTGGGTGAAGGCATACTTCAGCCACTTAAAGCCCCAAGCTGAGAGTTCAACAACAGCAGATTCCATGCCTATAGTTGCCATGGGGACTTG